ACCTAGTTTTTCTTCTAAGACTTCGGTAAGTGGTGCGACCCAAGGTGCTATCTTATCTTCGATAGTACCCGCAAAGAAACCTAAAGATTTACCTGCAGGGATGTTAGGTCGCGTTAGGATAATCTTATGTATCTGATGTTTCGCATACAGTTCTGCAGCTATTGATGCAGCTATGTATGTCTTACCAGTACCCGCTGGTCCCGTTACGAAAACCTGTGGGTATCTGTATATACATTCAATGTAGTTCTTTTGCGCTGGGTTCATTGGAACGAGAGACTGTGCCCGTTTGTTAGACACAGCCTCTATGTGTTCCACTTTTAGTTTGTAAGTGGATTTCTTACGCATTGGTTACCTGATTGGGCAAGCACCTGTAGCACAGCCATCGTCGTCTAGTTCATCTAACGAGTTAGCTGCGTCTAGGTTGATTGGTTTAAGTTGTGCTGCATAGGTTTTGAAGGTTTCTTCATCGACCACTTCCTGTGGTAGATAAGGATACCCTAAGTCTTCTGCAGTTTTAGTTGGGTCATTGCGGAATATGAATGACACACCAACATACGAATCCCAGTTGTTTAGGAGCCAGCTAATGATGGCATCCTTTTCACTTGGGTCGTAGCTGATGGTAACTGAACAGTTATGGTCTACATAATTATCCACCATCATCTTATATCGATCTAGCTGATCTACAGCCGATTCAATATTGACATGCTTACCATCAACCTCAGTGAACTCTACGTTCTCATAGGACACTGGGAATGTTGCAAGTACACTGTCCTCTGAATAAGGGTCAGGGAACACTCGGTAATCAGCTTCGCGTAGCTTATCCACAAGTGGGTCATGCTTACTGAAACGAATGTTATTAAAGATGTACTTACCGAGAGGCTTGTGCACCCCCTCTGTGGTGTCCATGATTTTACTGAGAGTTCCGCTAGGCTTTACCGTTGTAACAGCTTTAGAGCGAGGTAGTCCTAGTTCATCAGCCATACTATGCGCACCATCAATTGCAGCTTCACGTAGCAACTGGAATCGATGCGGTTTGTCTAGGTGTTCCCATGTCACGATACCTGTAAGCCCTACACCTGTTAGACGTAGGAACTCGTTTAGCTCATGCCATGTACGCTGAAGTATGCCATCGTCCAAATTAACACAAGTCTGACGATAGTTTGCACGAGCAAGAATGCGTATCCAGTAACGGATTGTATTAATGTCTTTTCCATTGCATTTATTCAGATCAAATTCCACTAAGTTGCAAAAACTCTTGTCGCCCAATAATATTTCAGCGCAGGGATTTACCCCCTTAAACCAAGGGGCACGTTTTAGTGCTGATTCAGCATTAATGAACGCAGGTTCAGACCCACCACTATCAATCATCATCTGCATAATGTTGTTTAGTTCGTAGCGAGTAGGCTTGCGGTAGAACAACAAAGAGTTATTGGACTGTGCCCGTTGTGGGTTATCAATCCAATGGTCCTTCTTAGCTGTAGCAAACTCTTCCCACTGTGGTGAATCGTAAGGCATCACTGCAATCTCTGCAGATCGACGAGAGGATAGGGTTGTACCTAACCAGTTCATAATATCTAGGATATCAATACGATCTAGTAGTTGACCCGCCTTACGGTTTAGTACCTTACAGATTTCTACAAACGCCTTAGAGATACTTTCGTCACCTGATGAAATCCAACCGTAACCTGATAGGCGTTCACCCGCTGGACGTATCTCTGAGAAGTCTAACATAATCTTACGAACAGGTTGCTTCATCGCTAGGATTTTACCTATCGACTTAGCCCATGCCTCGGCACTATCCCCTACTTCAAGATACCAGATGTCATTTGCAAAGTAGTCTTTGTTGTTATCGTAACCACGATTGTCTCGTGATGAGCGGATAACCTCTACCTCTACTTCTTTTGTGAACCCATTAAGTGTACCAACCACAGGCTCAAAGCCTACGCCACAGCCCTGTAGTAGTAGCCAGAAGCCATCAACTACATCGTGGATGGTTGCCACCCTACCAAAGCTACAGTTGAACTGTGAGGCTTCCCTGCGCTTGGCAACGTTAGTCCCGCCTAGCCACAGTGTGCGCCCTGATGGACAAGCGATACGGTCTAGGTAAAGCAACCGTAGGTCTTCTAGTTCCATCAGTTCGTTAGGCTGTAGGTGTGCACCTTTAGCGCGTTCCCACAACCAGTGTTGATGTTCGATAACACGATCAATGGTTTCTTCCCATGTCTCGAACTCTGTACCCTCTTTGTTCAGGGGTCTGTTATATGTACGGCGCGTAACTACCTGCGCCCGTGTTGAAAATGTCATCGATTGTCACCGCTACCTTTAAGTACCCCGCGTTGTTTCCGAGAGGATAGTTTGTCTAAATTCTTTTGTGCTAATAAGGAGAGGTCGATGTTATGTAGTCGAGCAAGCTCAGACACAAACCAAAGTACATCACCGAGTTCATCGATCAGATCATCCTTTGGATAGTCTCCATCCTTGCGCAACCACTTAGCTAACTTACCGTTAAACTCACCGACCTCAGACGACAGACCTAAACTTAAATAATGTAAGGCTGTCTTCTCTGGATAAATTGCAGTAGTCGCAGCCTGAAGCTGGTAACCATCTAACGTGCTAACTATTTTCATTTCTTTTTCCTTGCACATAACATCCTTCAGGCAGTCCCAGTGCCATAAGGATTTCATCGAATTGTTTGAGAGACATAATCACTAGATCGTGGGTGTTCTGTTCGTCATCGAACTGACGTATGCACACTGTTTCTTCATCCAATAATACTTGGATGTCTTCGTGTTCCCCGTTGTCATCTAGTGTTGTTATGATTGTTGCGTCATGGTCGTGTTCAATAGTGAACATCAATGCCTACCGAGATACACCCGTAGCTGTTCATACCCACCAATAAGTTCACCGTCTGGACGGAAAACTTGAGGGACTGTAGATATATCAGCCATTGCGAATGTAGTTTTTAACCACGGCTTGTTCGTGATAGATACAATACTGTGGTCAAGACCTTCATCTTTCAGTAACTCTATAGCCTTGTGACACCACAGACAGTCGTCACTAGTAATAACAGTAAATACATTCATAGCTCTGTATTACCTTCTAGCTGGTTGATACGCATTTCTGCATATCGCATTACTTTTTTAAGATCGGTAATCTCTGCCTCTGCATCAGACATATTAGGATACGACTTGTACCCTGCACGTACTGCATACTTGACGATGTTACCTACGTGAAAAGGCAGTCCATTATGCATGATGAACTCAATAGGTTCGATAACGTAACGAGTGTAGTGGTCTGGTTTATTTACGTGGTCGGTGGTTCCCATAGTATTACCTGCTGATACTTTCTGTTGTAATCAGAGTCCCTGCAGATACGGGCAACACGTGCCTGTACTAATGCTTGAAACTCGTTGAGGTTCTGTTTCTCAAATGCAGTGACAACTGCTTGCCACATCTGAGCTACTGTGGTGCAACCTTTTAGGATGCCCTCTGCTTTCTTGGGTCCGACTGTAGGACACCCCGCGTACCCATCAGTGCTATCGCCTGTCAGTGTTTGAAACATGTGATTATAGTCAGCTTCAAACTCTGTGATTTCACGTGGGTCTGTATCTTTTGCAGGGTTGTACAATGTACATGGTATTGTCTGTAGGTCTTTGTCTTCAGACACGATGATGCCACCACTACGAGTAGCCTCAATACCTAGAAGATCGTCAGCCTCTAACTGTGGTGCTGATGTTGCACCAAGCTCTTGCATCATCCAGCTTTTGATAGCTGGTAGAACTAGAGGTTTACGCACGTCCTTACGGTTTGACTTGTAGGTAGGTAGTACATCCTTACGCCAGTTAAGCTTGTCCGTTAGAAACAACTTAATCTCTACGTCACCAAACTTATCACGTAGTCTATCTAGGTATGCATTAGCTGATGCCTGTGCATCACTCTCATATGAATGTAATGTCCATAGACCATCACCCCAATAGACAGGTTGTTCGGCAGATGATGCTGCTTTGAACGCTACAATATCAGCGTCAAGTAATAGTCTCATTGTATTGCCTCATGTTTACGAAGGGTAATCCACACGGTTAGCTGCACGTCTTCGAAGTCAACTTTGAAAGCGAACTCTTCTTTGTTGTCTTGGTCCAGCTTGCTACAGATGTTGCCAAGTGTTAGGTCGAGTAACGCAGATACCTCTTTTTCATCATCGTCGTTACTCATCTGTCTGTGCCTCATATTTTATGTGGTCTTCTATGAAGTCGTAGACTAACTGAAGATTCATTTTTGCGGCTGCACAGTAGAGGACTAGCTTTAAACCTTCCTCTGCTAATGTGTTTCGTGCCTTATCATCAAAGTGAAATTGGTAAGTTGCACTACCATCTTCATGCTCTTCAACTTTCTTTACCCCAATCATATCTACTTCTTCATTCATCTGTCAGTGCCCCCCACGATACAGGGAAGAGTGACTGCATCTGTTCATCCAGTAGCTCTGCCCAATCACGTGTTTCTTTCTGTGTGTCAGCACTGATGCGTAGGTTGTAGACGCGGGACCAGAACAAGAGTGAACCCGTCCACACCCACTCAGTTATTGCGCCTTGTGGTAGGATAGCCCGTGCCTGTTCTGCACAGATACCGAGAGCAACCATCTTGTTGTAGCAAGCAATCGCATCAATGCAGATATCGTGGTATTCATCTACAAACTCTTCGCTTCTACGATGTGCCTCTTCGGATGAACCTTGCTTTACGTTAGCTGCAGATGACCGAAAGAAATCAGGCTTCCAGTAAGACGGTTGTGACTTCACATATCTACGGGATACTTCATTCCACGTACCACCAATCTGATGTTTGGCTAACTGTCGTGCCACAAAGATTGGCGCACTACATCTGAAGGTAGCTTGGGGATGCGAGAACGGATGCATGTGGTTCTCACGTGCAAGGAAGTTAATGAGACTAGTGTTGCGGTTGTCGCTATAGTTTTCAGCTTGCTTATCAAAAGATACACGCGCTGCGTCTACAACTAGATCATCACTTCCCATGTGGGTTATGTAGGATACATCAATCATTGTCGTACTTTCGGGTTAGATTTGAGGAAATTAATATCACGCTCTTTGTGGACGATGCGATGACAGCAAGCACACAGTAAGTGACACTTGTCGGCTTCGTCTAATAACCTGTCCCACCTACTAGACATGTAGCGTTGTGATAGTGGGAAAGATTTTGTTTGAGGGTCGCGGTGGTGAAAGTCATAAGCGTAGTACGGGAGAATAATACCACACCGTTCACATTCACCACCCTTGTAGTTAACCAGTTGTTCACGCCTAGTATTCCTAGTGTGTTTCTGCCCAGTTTCTACCGACCTTGTATTCCCCAGTGATGGGGCATCTGAAGTTGAAGTGTTCTCCAGCTTGTTGAAAAGATTTAACTGCCTGTTGTCCGACGACATCAGCTATGTCCTCTCTGGCAATTAGCTGCACCTCGTCATGGACATGAGCTACTTGAGCGTAATCCACGCCCCAGATGTAACCCATTGCGGTTAGATTTTCATAAAGAAATACGGTTGCTTTCTTTGCGAGTAATGCACCCGCTGATTGCAGTAGCGTATTCAATGCAGCATGGTCGCTGCGTATTGGTAAGTGCCTACCGTCCAAGCCTTTCAGGTATCCATTCTTCTTGACCTGTTGTGACACGCCCTCTCTCAGTTGTTTGATAGCTGGTGTAGCTTTCATAAACTTTGAGATAAGCTTACGGCCCTCACGTTCAGACCCACCAACGATTGAACCAATCTTAGCTGGACCTGCCCCATATAAAAATCCGTAGATGAATGTCTTCGAACTGTTACGAGTAGGTAGACCAGCACTCTGTTGATTCAGGGTGTGTATGTCACCATTGACAACTACTTCCCCGTAGGCACCGCCATCGTACTTAGACATGTAGTGAGCAAGGCAACGTAGTTCCAAACCTGATAGGTCAGCACCGACAAGTCTGTAACCCTCTGGCGCAACGAAGAGAGAACGACACTCAGTGCCATACTCTGCGCCAACTGATGGGCACTGCGCGATGTTGGGTCTATTGTGGGTGCACCGTCCTGTCGCAGCCCCGTTAGTATTAACCTGTCCATGTATCTTTCCGTTTCTAACCAGCTTCAGCCACGCATTAGTACCCGTTGCTAACTGTCCGATACGCTTGTTGATTAACAAGTATTCGTTCAGGATTTTAGCTTCGGGGTAATCAAGTTTACTGAGAACCTGTTCGTCTACTTTAGGTTTACCCTGTGCTGTAAAGTCTTCAGGCTTCCAGTTGCGTAGCTTCTGCAATCTGTCTGCTATGTGGTCACGTGATGCTGGGTTGAATACAACTGTCTTAACTTTGTAAGTTAGCTGCCCCTTCACGTAGCCTCTGGTTTTGTTGTTTACCTTTGGAACAAATGGTTCTTTGATTTCCCAAGGTGGGAATGCTGTCTGTAAGTCTTGCTCTAGTTCAGCTTGGCGTACCTGTAGCTGGGCTAGTAGTTTTGTTGCAGCCTGTTCATCAAAGTTAAAACCATGACGTTCCTGTTTACGGATGACATGAGCAAAGTCGTGTTCAAGCTTGATGCTTTCCGCGCTGGGTTCCTTGCTCAATATCTTTTCGTAGAATGTCAGGTTGGCACGTGTGTCCTGTTCGCAGTAGTCCTGCATATCCTTGGACCATGCGTCCCATCCACCGTCATACTCATCCTTATGGTTTCCTAGACGGTAACCCCATGCTTTCAGTGAGTGAGAGCCGATGAGGTTCTTAGGAAACTCTGGGTTCTTCTCTAGAAATCTGAAGTCATTGTGCTTGAGGTCTGACCAAATCAAACGAGACATGATGAGCGTATCGTGTATCTCTGCATCTGTATCGAACTGGTGTGTCTTATGTAATGCTGGAAGGTCGAACCCTTGAATGTTGTGACCGACCAAAAGCTTTGCGCAATACAGGATGTCGATACCTTCAGCGACTGAGATGTACCCTTCCTGATCTGCACAAGATACTAGACGACCTGTATCCAGATCGATCAGAACTAACGAGTGTACTGTATCTAGTTCATCCAGTAATCCGTTAGTTTCGATGTCAAACAATATACGTTCCATGCTGTCCCTTTCGACTAGCTAGAAGTCTTCGTCGATGTCATCACCGAATGCCGTGTTAGGGTCATCGGTTTCGATCATACGACCAGTGTCTTTGTTGTAGTAAATGTATGCACCCACACCTGTCTCACCCGTGAAACGGTTTTTGAGAACACGAAGTGTGGATACATTAGGGTTGTCACCTTGTTGGTTACGCTCAACACCGATGCACATATCGGATAACTGAGCGATTGATGCTGAACCACGTAGGCTGTTCAAGCTTGTCTGAAGACCCTCTTCCCACCCCTTGTCACCTGATGGGCGACGAAGGTGGGACACGAGGATAAGACCGATGCCTGTCTCTTCAACGAGAGAACGAAGCTTGGTCATTATGACATCTATAGCCTTCCGCTCATCGCCATCATCAACGCCTGATACAACAATACTGAGATGATCGAGGACAACCCACCCAACGCCACAGCTTTTGGCAAGGTATCGGACACGGTTGAGAAGGTTCTCTGTAGCAAGAGAGCCGAAATGATCGTAGAGGAAAACACGACCATTACCAACGGTGTCGCTGAAAGCAGACTGAATAACATCGTCGTCTACTCCTTCTCGTGATAGGTGTAAGGGCTTGTCTATTGCCAAACCCATAAGCCCCAGAGCCGTGCGCTTCACGTTCTCTTCGAGGGCTATGTAGCCTATGGATTCACCTTGTTTAATTAGGTGATAGGCTATCTCTCTACAGACCTGTGACTTACCGACACCACTACCTGCAGTGAAGGTAACCAGTTCACCCCGCCGCATACCTCTGGTCTTATTGTTCAGAGCTTCGAAGGGGTAGGGGATAGATGGTATTTCTTCTTGGTTAAGCACCAAGTCTAGAAGGTCACGACCATCGACGATACCATCTGGTCTGTAGACTTTTGCATCCCACATAGCGGATACAAGTTCAGCTTGCTTACCAGCTACAAGCATATCGCTTGCATCTTTGAGAGGGAGAGAGGCGATGTAAGCCTTGGATGGTGTAAGTAGGGAAGCAACCTCAACGGCTGCAGCGCGACCTGCATCATCCATGTCAAACATCAAGATAACTTTGTCAAAACTCTCAACAAAATCGAGTGAGTTTTGTATAGCTTTCTTTGCTGCCTGTGCCCCATTGGGCAAACTGCATACGGGAAAACGGTTCTGTTGGCATTGGCTCATAGAGAGGCAATCAAGTTCGCCCTCTGTTAAAACCAACATCTTACCACCTTCACGCCAGAGGTGTTGACCATACAGGCCAGCCTCTTTTGGTGAGCCTAGAAACTTAAAGCTCTTATCCGCAAACCGTATCTTCTGCGCGACAATCTTACCTTCGTTGTTTCTATAGTTGGCTACCTGAACCAACTCACCATTGTATTGTGAAACTGTGTACCCAAACTTGCGACATGTTTCTTCAGTCAGCTTACGTTTGGCTAGTGCTTTAGGCTCACCCGTTGGGATAAGACCAGTGTTTTGTGAGGGACGTAGTTCAGTCACGTTGTCACCTCTCGACTTGCTATATGTTCCACAAGAAAAACACCATGTGCTTCCATCATCATAGACACCCAAGGCATCTGATGAACCACAGTCAGCACATGATGTATGTTGTACGAAGTTAGCTGAGTTTGTATTCTGCATACTTCGCGCCACTTGGTGCACGTTTCATTGTCATGTTGATTGAAACGCCACGATCTTTTAAGCGACCAACTACTGCAGCCAAACGCCAGATATTATAGTTGGACTGTGCCTCTAGTGGTGAGATGCTGCCGTATTTCTGCAGGTGCTTTTTAACGATATCCATTTGTGTCATGGTTTTCTCCTAGTTGTCAGGTTCGTTTGGATTTAGTGAGTCCCGAAGCATCTCGTAGATTGCGAGAAATGCGTCGAGAGGCCACAGTAAGGAAGCTATGAGTAGGCTCAGTGGTGTGAGGCTCTCACCTTCCTGTAGACTGTCCACAATGACACCCATGAAGAGACATGAGGCCAAGAGGTAGACGAATAAAGTTAGCAAATTTTTTCTCCACAAAATAAAAGGCCCACCCGAAGGTGAGCCAGTGGAAACGTCTAGATGCTATGGTGCAACTTAATCAGAAAGTCTGTTCTAACTTATCTTCGTTGTACCATAACTCTGCGTCGAAGTTGGGGCATGTCTTACCTTTATCAAAGTCCGTATGTCCTTTGACTTTAGCTGTAGGGAAATGCCAATCTTTCCATTGATCGATCAGATCACGAAGGGACTCGTACTGTTCATCAGTGAAGTTAAGTGCGGGTCCATCTTTTGATCGGTTCATACCACCAATTAAGCAGATGCCCTTACTGGAACTATTCATGCCTTTAACATGGGCACCGTTCTTATCCAGTGGTCGCCCTAATTCTACAGTTCCATCGCGCTTGATAACTGCATGATATCCACAGCCCATCCACCCCTTCTCACGATGCCATCGGTCAATTGTTTCAACGCCAATGTCCATGCTGTCTGGTGTGTATGAGCAATGCACAATGATGTATTTAATATTACTCATTTAACCATTCCTCGGGTGTAACCTTGGCGGCGTATGGGAAGCCATGCTTCTCACACCACATCGCGTAGGTTGTCTTTGATTGTTTGGAAATTTTTGTGTTTGGATTTGTGAACACGAACCTGATATCTAGATCAGGATATTGCTGCTTAACTAAGATCATTTTTTGTCGATCTGCAGTAAGGAAGCGGCCTTTGGTTTCACATATTATGGTCTTGCCTGTGCGGGTCTTGATGTAAAAGTCTGGGGTATACCGAGCCTGTCGCGCTGGGACTGTGTAGAAAAGCTTGTGCTCTTCATACTCAAACGAGATACCCTGAGATGTAAGAAAGGCGGCAAGGTGTTCTTCTAAACCTGACCGCCATCCGTTTGCTAATGCCTGTTTGCGTACCTTCGACTTCGACCCTAAGTTATTAGAAGTCTGCGTCTTCGCCATCGAATACGGGCACCTCTTCTTTTACTTGGTCGCCAACAAATCCATCCTCGACACTGAATGCATCGGCTGCACCTGATGCGCTGCCAGATAACTGGATAACTTGAACTGCGTTGGGACGTAGTGATAGACCAACCATCTTGGTGGATGGCATTGCGTAACCAATAGCCGTACCTGCGATGCGTAGCTCTGAGCCACCACCAATCTGTGCGTCTGTTGGTTCCTTACGGCTGTCAAACAAAGCCACCTTCATGTTCAGGGTGGAACCTGATCGTGTCTGGATGACTGCTTTCTGTTTAAACTTGAAGACGTAGTTACCTGTCAGGTCACCTTGGTCATCAACCTCTTCTTCATACAGGTCAGCCATTTTATACTGCTTGACCTTTGGGTCTTTGCGGACTGCCTCTTCTAGAAAGGTAGAACGGATTGCCTCTAGCTGTTTAACTAGAGGCTGTGCGTCTTCCGCTGATAGACGTAGCTTTGTGTGGTACTCACCCTCGGCTACGAATTTTGTGTCGGGTGTATTTAGGTGAGGCCATACGGCTGTACCTTTTGGTGTTACAAACTTAGACATGTCTGTTCCTTATGAATATTTTTTGATATCAACACCCGCTTCCAGAAGTCGGGCTAGTAGATCAGTGGGAACTGCCATTGAGTTCCGACGATGGTACTCAGCGATGTTGATAAGTAGTTGTTTGTTCTGCATCCTGTTTCCTTTCGTTACTGCTAGATGCTATGGTGCAACCTAATCGTTTCGGGTTAGAGTTAGGCAAAGAAAAACTCACT